CCGCATTCCAATTTGCTATATTAGGCAAATAACATTATCAATACATCACATGATACCATGTTTCACACAAATTTGCGTAAATCAACAAACCTTTGCCCACATCGATTTCGCGCTTGAGTATTCTTGCACGCACATACTGAGTGAAATGAGTCTTCAAATACTCAGCTACTCTCGGGTAATGCATAGATCCAGGAGAGAAGGCTAATGCTTCTTCAAAATCATAATCACCTAAAGCTGCTGACAACCTACGAGGATCCAGACCAACAAGCAACCTATATTGACTCCACTTAGCAAATTTGCTTAATGTCTTATCATTTCTCTCTAACCATATGAATAGAGCTTGCGATTCTGCCAAATCAATTTCTCCTTTGCGGGCCGGTATCTCCTCCACCACATCATAAGCAATCAACCAAGCGTGTTGATCTATAAAGTCAGCTGTTAGATGATCAATAATTTGCTGAGTATCATAACTATCCATAGCTATCCGATTAATGTCCCTAATACTCGGACTATAATCAACTCCAATCCTACGCAACTCTACCACCATTTCTTTAACGCGATCCATCGCAGCTAGCATTGCGGGCACCTTAACTGTGATATTGACATCTGGTTCAGGTATTTTTTGTGCCAACCGATACAAACATCCTTTACCATCAGGTATACCAAATCCGCCATCTTCGAGACGACCGTGCAATACTGTATTATGTATTTTGAGCCAACTTTCATCTTTCTTCACACGACCCCACTTTGCAAGACAGCACTGCCATAGCACATCACAATCATCAGTATCCATGCCTCTACTATACAATAATTCTATTACCTCATATTTAGTACGAACCAATTCTCTAATACCAATTGGCTCATGCTCCAAATTTCCGCTGACGAAAGTCGCAATCAATCTGCACACTGAAGTACCCAAATGACCTTGATCATCATACATCACACGCAAAAATTCCTGAGTCTTACCGATTAACTGTTTGATGCTATTTGCTTCATAACCAATTCTTTTCAATATGAAATACATGAAAGCACCATCTTCCATATATTTGATGCGTGATGCAGCATCATCACCAAAACCTTCACGACTAATTAAACAGGTCTTCCCAATCAGCTTGAGTGAAGATATGTTAGCTATAGAATGGTAAACATCATTACACATACAGTTCATCAGCATCGTAAACATCCAACCACTAAAAAGGCCAACTTCTACTGGATGCTCCAAACCATCATTGTCTATTATCACCATCTGTTTATAAGAATCTTCAACCCATTTAACACACAAATGTAGAAAGTCACCTTGAGTGGGAGCATGCAACAACAAACCATTAGTGATCTCAATCATGTCTTCTACAGAGTGTTGACCATTAAAGTTTTTAAAATCAAAACAGAAGAATTTGTCTTTATGCCAATTACCATTTCCAAAAACACATTCTAATGTACTACGCAGTCTCATATCATATTTAAATATATGCTCCTGACTAATAGTAAATAAGTTTGTGCTGCCAATAGGAAATAAGTCAGCAAAGCTAAAGTACACACAAGCCATTACTATGTACTGTATCAGTTCACCAGGGAACAACACCCGCTCAGCACCAATCTCATTCATTTTAGGCACCGCTTTACTTCTATTGGTACCCCATTTATCCACTATCAATTGAGCAACCAATTCTATTATACCATCCTGCTCAAACAAGCTCTTTTTATTATGTCGTTTCTCAACCTCATGTACAATACCATTCATCATCACACTAATACTATACTTCTTTTCAAAATCTTCTGACAATACTGTACTACCCTTAGCAACGTATTCAGATCGTTTCACCCAAAATTGAATCAGTTTATCAAACCCACGCAATTTCGTTGAACCAGCGCCACGATACAACCACTTAACAGCATCAGTAAACTGTCGACGATACTCATAGTTTGACCAACCATAACCATCATATGCTACGTAGGGTCTTTTCTTCTTCAGCCTGTCATTAATCTCATCAGTTGGATCGACTCGATACATCTTCCTTCCCACTAGTGTGTGAATATACATTAATTGCCTTTGCTCCTCACAGGACAGCGGTATAGCCATGAATTCGCAACTGACCCTCACATACGCATAAGCCTCTTTATTCACAGCTGCAAATGATTTCTCGGGAATACACAATATCCTAGAATTGACCACCGCACGATATAACTCAGGCCTCATGCGCTTAACAGTTGTCACATAGTATAAAAGAATAGCTGTGACAAGCGTATGGCTTGACCCAACTTGACACCTCAAAATGCGCTTAGCTTCGATATCATCTTCTAAATTGTAGCCTTCAATCACTGATGACAGCGTAACACCACATCGATCCGCTTCTAACCTGGATCTATGTGGAAATGAGTCCGGCACACTGTATGTAGACTCAGCACCAATGTGACTATCTATAATGTGCAAAACACGCAACCACTGTTGTACACTATCATGCATACCATAATCAGACACCAAATCATATGATCTCAGCAAGTTATACTGTATAACACAACTAGGAATGCAACCAGAGCGAAAATGGTCTTCAAGCTCCTTGAAATCATGTCCATCATACTCTCCTCGTAATATCCAGCCCGGAGCATTTTTGTAACCCTTAGGAGGAATAACGAACTCCTGGCATCTATATGGGTGTGGTATCTCCATTCGCTGCATCGCGTAGCCAACACATACTATCTCAGCCTCATCCAATGAACCTACGATGTGGAGTTTTGATGCAATTGTATAATTTAATACTATCCTTCTATTCATTATACCAAACCGATAATCAATTGTGTCTCTGCCATCTTCGATCTGTAAACCAATATCACTCAATGTGGTAATAGCACATAAGGGATGAGCACCAATTTCTAAACAATATTCTTCAGTATGACACAAAATAATCAAAGGTTTCTGCAATTTAATGCGACTCAATATCCTATGGGTTTTGCTATACCATAGGTCATTATGATAATTCCAGTTGGGATTGTCTTGAGCCAATAGAGTTCTACGTAGTTCAACCAACTGCATATCATCTACGTCAGCCAACACATCATCAGGATCCAGAAATCCATATTTCAATGACAGCGTAGTTTTGCCCATCCCAGAAGGAAGAATAATACCATACAAATTTTCAATTTTCCTATCTTTATACCTATTTACACTAGATTTAAACTTTTTAGATAATTGGTCACCAAACTTGGTCTGACCAAAATCTGGTTGATCAAGCTCAAGCTCGAGCAACTGCTTATTAAGCATGTCGTTAATAACTCCTTTACTTAAAGCGTCTTCCTTAATGTTGCGGTTTCGACTGTGAAACATTTTCTTCTTTTGTGTTCGGCGAAATGGCAATGGATGAGTTGGAAAGCTGTTCTTATTTGATAGCATAAAGAGATG